GCAGGCAACAGGCGACTTATAACTAAACAGACTGAGTTATTAGACTTAATATGGGAGCAGACAGGCATATATCATGAGCCGTTAAAACCTAAAGACTTTAGAGCAAAGCTGACAGATATTAGAAAGAACTCTGTTATGATATCACCACCTGCGGGCACACAAATAGAGGATAGATTAACAGAAGAATTATTTCAATATTGTGTTAACGGGCCTAGGGCAAAAGAGAGAATACAAATAAATAGTGGTGCATGTTTAACAGAGGAGGGCTTTCATTACTTTAAATTTAGCTCTTTCATAGATCATTTAGGTTCTAGTTGGAAAATACCAGAAGAAAGAATAGCACAAAAATTAAAAGATAAATGTGATGTTGAGTTTAATCATTCATTAAATGTTGATGGCAAAACTCATAAAGTTTGCAGGGTAAAACAGCTTCACATAGATAAGATAGAATATAAACCAGTTAAAAGAAAAGAAAGTAATTATTAGTGAGATATAAAGTAATAGGGCCACCGGGGACAGGTAAGACTAGGAGATTACTAAACGAGGTTCAAAGATATGCTAACAAGGGAACTAAATTAAATAAAATAGGTTACTTTGCTTTTACCAGAAAGGCTGCAAACGAAGCAAGAGATAGGTTTTTAAAGATTAGAACAGATCTAACAAAAAAAGATATAAAATATTTTCAAACATTACACTCATTAGCTTTTAATAGATTAGGTCTTAAAGAAGAAAACGTCATGCAAGAATTAAATTATAAGGCCATTGGTGAGACTTGCGGTATACAAATAAGGTATGCATCTTACGAAACAAATAATTGGAACGGTATATTTTCTTCTAATAGTGAATACTTAACCATGATTAATTTAGCTAGAGTTAGACAGATATCAGTAACAGATCAATTAGATAGAAATGAACATTTATCTAGAATAGAAAGAGATAAGTTAGAGGCGATAGAGAAAGAGATAAATAATTATAAAAAAGTTTATGGCCTAATTGATTTTACGGACATGATACAAAAGTTTTTAGATAAAGATGTTGTGCCAGATTTAGATGTTATATTTGTAGATGAAGCACAAGACCTGTCTTTAATACAGTGGTCTATGATAAATAAAATAGAACAAGACACTAAATGTGATGTTTGGATAGCAGGAGATGATGATCAAGCTATATTTGGTTGGGCAGGTGCAGACGTTGACTCCTTTATAAATTATGAAGCAGAGGAAATACCCTTAAAACAGTCAGAAAGAGTGCCAACTAGTATACAAAAAATGGCGCTGAATGTCATTGAAAGAATACAAGAAAATAGGATTGACAAAGAATATTTTCCAAAGTCTGAATCTGGTGAAATATTTGAAAGATATAAACTAACAGACATTGACATGTCAACAGGCGATTGGTTGATATTAACTAGAACTAAATCGATATTAAAGAACATACCAACATACTTAAAAAAGAAAGGATATTTTTTTGAAACAGCACAAGGTAATAGCATTGGTAAAAGTTTATACGAAGATACGAAGCACTGGTACAACTTACAGAAAAAAATAAGTATACCTGACATACACTTACAAAGAGTGAAAGAAAGAATAAAAGGTTCAATGAACTTATCTTTAAAATGGTATGATGCTTTCAATAATGTAAGCGAGAGTCAAATAACTTACATGAGATTGTTACTGTTAAATAATGAGGATCCAACGGGAACACCTAGAATAAAAGTTTCTACAATACATGGAGCTAAGGGTGGTGAGGCTACAAACGTAGTATTGTTTTTAAATGAAACAGAGAATACGGTTAAAGGTGCAAGAAAGTCTATTGCTAAACGTGATGAAGAATACAGAGTTTGGTATGTAGGATTAACTAGATCCATGAAAAATTTATATTTAATAAAATCAAAAAATAAATCAAAGGAGTTTAAAATATGAGTGCTTATAAAAAACAAGTAGCAGGATCTCATTACATTAATTTTAAAATACAGCCATCAAAATTTATCAATGATAATAAGATTTTGTTTGCAGAGGGCAACGCAATAAAGTATATCTGTAGACACTCGTATAAGGGGAAAAAAGAAGACATAATGAAAGCCATACATTATTTAGAAATGATAATTGAAAGAGATTATAAATGATATTTAAAGCGCAAACCGAGTGGGTTAAACCCACAGAGTTTCCAGATCTTAGATTTTGTAATGAGATTGCAATAGATTTAGAAACACATGATCCAGATTTAAAAACTATGGGGTCTGGTTCTGTAATTAAAAAAGGTAAGGTTGTTGGCGTAGCAGTTGCAACAGATGGTTATTCAGGTTACTTTCCATTCGATCATGAAGGTGGTGGTAATCTAGAAAAAAGTAAAGTAATTCAATGGTTTACAGACATTTGTAAAACTACTTCTACAAAAATATTTCACAACGCCATGTATGATGTTTGTTGGATTAAATCTATGGGCATAAAGTTAAACGGAAGAATAGTTGATACTATGATAGCCGCATCTTTAGTAAATGAAAATAGATATAGATACGATTTAGGTTCTCTTGGTTGGGATTATTTAAAACAAGGTAAAAACGAGACAGCATTAAACAGTGCTGCAAAAGAATGGGGCATAGATCCTAAAGCTGACATGTGGAAATTACCTGCAATGTATGTTGGTGATTACGCTGAACAAGATGCAAAACTTACATTATCTTTATGGCAAGAAATGAAAAAAGAAATAATATCACAAGATATAAAATCAATTTTTCAATTGGAAACAGATTTGTTTCCGTGTCTTGTTGATATGCGTTTTTTAGGCGTACGTGTTGATATCGAGGCTGCTCACTTATTAAAGAAAAAATTAGTTCAACAAGAAAAAGAATACTTGCAAAAAGTAAAACAAGAAACAGGAATAGATACACAAATATGGGCTGCAAGATCGATTGCCAAAGTTTTTGACAAATTAAATTTACATTATGAACGAACTGAGAAAACACAAGCGCCCTCCTTTACTAAAAATTTTTTATCTACACATGAACACCCTTTGGTGCAATGTATATCAAAGGCAAGAGAGATAAACAAGGCGCATACAACTTTTATAGATACCATAATAAAACATGAACATAATGGTAGAATACATGCAGATATAAATCAGATTAGATCTGATACAGGGGGCACAGTAACAGGAAGATTTAGTTACTCTAATCCCAACCTTCAACAAATTCCTGCTCGTAACAAAGACTTAGGGCCATTGATCAGATCCCTCTTTATTCCTGAGTCTGGTTGCGAGTGGGGATGCTTTGACTACAGTCAACAAGAACCAAGATTAGTAGTGCATTATGCATCCCTAGATCAAGATACAAGCGTCTTTGGTGTTAAAGATTCTTACCTACAAGATGATGCAGACTTCCATACTATAGTTGCTAAGATGGCGGACATACCTAGAGATCAAGCAAAAACAATTAATCTAGGTTTATTTTATGGCATGGGTAAAGCAAAACTACAAGCAGAGTTAGGTGTGTCTAAAGATAAAGCTGAAGAACTATTTACAATTTATCATGAGAGAGTTCCTTTTGTAAAAACTTTAATGAACTCTGTATCTAACAGAGCACAACAACGAGGTCAGATTAGAACTTTATTAGGTAGACTTTGTAGGTTTCACTTATGGGAACCAAGTCAATTTGGTATACATAAAGCGTTGCCGTTTGGTGAAGCAAGACAAGAATATGGTGCTAGTATCAGAAGAGCATATACTTATAAAGCTTTGAATAAATTAATACAAGGATCAGCCGCAGACATGACTAAAAAGTCCATGTTAGAGTTGTATAAAGAGGGCATTGTTGCACATATACAAGTGCACGATGAACTAGATATATCTGTAGAAGATGATATAAAAGCTAAACGTATAAAAGAGATTATGGAATCCGCAGTTGAATTAGAGATACCAAACAAAGTGGATTATGAGTCTGGTAAGAACTGGGGAGAAATAAGATGAGGATTGACTATGGCTTATTTAAATGCAAATATACCTGCAACATATGCACAAATAAGAAGGGAGTATTTACATGACTGTAAAAAACATCATGGAGAAGTCGAAGACTGCATTATTTTCGGTGTTACATCTATTGCTGGGAGCGCTTTATTATTCCATGCGATTATGGAGAATGGGGCTATCTTTTATCGTCTCCCGATATCTGCCTTCATACAGAGAGGTTTTAGACCGGAAAGTGTTCCTGAACGTAGATTGGATGAACTTCAGCTTTGGAATTGTTTTAGCTATTATCCTGCTGTTACTAGTTGGGATATAATACAAGGAACCTCTGGAAAATACATAGGAAAAGACAAGAAATGGCATCATGGTAAATATTTATTTACTGTTGACTTTGCACATCCAGAGAGTAACATATTAGACACTGAACACTCAGAAATACCGCACGAACATAAGTGCGCCCACATACTTGCCTTAGATGAGGGCAACTATGCAGCTCAACCTAATAATAGATTAATATGGGATTTACCATCTTTTACAGTAAAAGATGAAATTCCTAAATGGAAAGTGCAAACAAATGAGTGGAACGTAGAGGATACTGGTAAATGGAAGACGGCAGATACTGACGACTTCTTTTATGAGATTGAGGAGAAAAAAGATGATTAAAAAATTTATAAAAAGATGGATATTAAGACCAATAAAAAGAATAAAAGATAGGTTTTGGAAGTGAGTTTAAATAAATTTTGTGATGAATGTTACCACCCGTGTCATTGCGGAGAGGATAACAATATGCATGCAGATGAATACGGAGTGTGTACTTGTGAAGGTTGCAAATGTGAAAACGCGGAAGTTAAAGAGGAAAATGAGGTATAGAGCTGTTGAAAACAACTATTACTTCACTGGAGTTTTAATATGTTTAATGCTCCTATTAGCTTACTGCGGTGGCCCTGCTCATGCAGGATCTACACAAACTAACACCTCTGGCTCTAATACGGCCATAGAAGGCGGATATACATCCACTGCTACAACAACTTATCAATCTGGTTCTAGCTCTAACAGCACCACAACA